TGCGATACTCGTCGCGCCACTGGATGCCACGGCATCCGGCTTTGCGTGCAATGGGTACGTGCTACTCGACTCGCCACCCTTTGCTCGGGTTGCTCACTAGTCGGGCTTTCGCTACGAGGTCGTGAGACTCGCTAGAAGCTATGCATCCGCCGTGCCAAGTACAGCACACCACTGTATTTTTCGATCTAAATCAATGACATAGTACAGTGAAGTACTTAATCAGTGAATTACAGGTTGAGTAGATTAGTGACGCGCTACGTCACTTTCTGACGTCACAATGTGACGCTGTACGTCACTATCGGCACTCGGAGCCAGCACCATCACGGGCTGCCGGTAGCGCTCGCAAAAAAACAGCCCACCAGTAGGCCGATCGTGGGTGCCTCACCCTCTTTTTCCCGCTTTCAATTCCCGCCTCTTAATATCCTGTGGATAAACGTGTGGATAAATCTGGGGATAAAGGACGCCTGGCCTGTGAGTATCCTGTGGGTATCTTGTGGGAAAGCTGTGAGGTTCCTGTGGAGATGCTGTGGATATGATGTGGATAAATCTGGAAGGGGTCGGGGGCATCCGTTCATATAAATATATATATATGGTTGCACCCTTATACATCAGACCGGATATAGGAAAGAACTATTTATAATATAACGTAACTTTGTCAAACGTACTGGTATTTGTCGTTATTTTTCAAGAAGTTGTTAGGAAATATCGAATACGTCCTGTATAATTAGTTAATTTCGTCTATCTTCTGCTATCTTCGCCTATCTTCGTCGATCTTGTTGGGTATATATAATACTATATTATTTATTATAATTAAGATATTTCTCTTAAGGAGAAATATATAATAATAATAATAATAAAACCCTTAGTAATACATATTCTATGAATTAGAATAAAAGCCTTAGTAATGGTATTGACTAACCATCCTCCAGTCCGGTTTATCAGAATCCGTCCTGGAGTCATCCTCCCAATATGGGAGGTGACTGTTACCCAACCAAAGAACTCTTTGACTTTGTTCTTTAAAATTGTTATAATATTAGTGATGGTTATTCTTGGGAAGTGCTAGTGAATTTTAAATCCAACCAAAGTTATTTCAGTAATTTCATGATACCTGAAGCCCCTCAAGGGCGTGATAATCGCGCTCTCAGCGAATCATCGCACTTTGGTTCTTTCGGTGCGCAGAACGCTATGCCTGAAAGTTATCTGGTCAACCTTGTCAGAACAAACCCGGAACGGTTTCTCGAAATGCTTATGCCGTTCCAACGATGACCACTGTAACTTCCAGTAAATACTTCTCTGAAAAAGAATTGGCTTGTAGCCACTGTGGCGTTGCTGCTATGGACCAAGGGTTTTTGGCCTCTTTAGATACCCTACGCGAGCTATATGGCCCGCTTATAGTTACCTCCGGTTACCGATGCCCAGAGCATCCTATCGAAAAAGCTAAGAGTTCTGGGCCAGGGGCGCATTCTACGGGCAGGGCTGTTGATTTAGCGATATCTCGTGGAGATGCTTACAGGCTATTATCTTACATCTTCCCCAAACCTAAACCGCTTTACAGATTTATCGGCGGGGGTGTACCAGACTCTACGCTAGTCGATTACTCTGAACCTAAGTTCACTGGGATCGGAATTAACCAAAAAGGGAATTCTAGGTTTATCCACTTAGATAATATCACTGACGGTGTACGACCCACAATTTGGAGTTATTGAATGATTCAAGCGATTATTGGCCCTATTGCGTCTATTGCCTCTAATTGGATTGAGGGACGAAATGAAAAAATTAAGGCTACTACCAAGGTTAAGGTTGCTAAGGCAGAAGCTGAAGCAGCAATTCTGCAAAAGAAAGCAGCAGGTGAAATCGATTGGGATTTGGCTCAAGCAGAAGCTGGCGAAACTTCTTGGAAGGATGAGTGGCTAACTGTTGTTTTTACGCTACCCCTAATTTTGCTATTGTTTGGTGAAGAAGAGCGGGTTAACCAGTTTTTCGTAGCGTTAGGAAATTGCCCTGAGTGGTATCAATATTTGCTAGGTACTATCGTAGCGGCTAGTTTCGGCTTTCGTGGTGCAGCTAAGTTCATGGGTAAAAAATAATATGGCAGCTAAAAAAGATTCAAGACTAGCGCGAGTCGGCGTTAGCGGATATAACAAACCTAAACGCACACCTAAACACCCCACTAAATCTCACGTAGTAGTTGCTAAAGAAGGTGATAAAGTAAAAACGATTAGATTTGGTCAACAGGGGGTGACAGGTGATCGACAACCAACACCTCGACAAAAATCTTTTAAAGCTCGCCATGCTAAAAATATTGCAAAAGGTAAAATGAGTGCTGCGTATTGGGCTAATAAGGTAAAGTGGTAGTATGCCAGGAAAAAGAGGAAATCCAAATCTCGTAAAGGGTGGTAAATCGTTAAATCCAGCCGGAAGACCCAAAGGGACTAAAAATCGTCTGACGCAAATGCAGAACGAATTAATCGAGCAGTTTGCGGGAGAGATGAACAAAGAATTTAAAGACGTTTTAAAAACAATTGTGCGGGAAGCCAAAAACGGCGACATGACAGCAGCACGATTGCTAATGGATAGGGCTATACCTGCCCGTAAAGCCGTAGAACATTACGGTGCAAACGAATCTGGGGGAATCGTTATCAACGTTTCTGGCCTAGATTCTATTACTAAAGAAGAGCCTGTAGAGGCTGAATATCAGGAGATATATCATGAACAAAAATCAGTGCAGTGATTACGCTAACGCTGGAAAATCGGGCGGTAAAAACAACGACGGCAATGATATAAACGTCGCTGACGACCGCGCTCCCAAAATGCAACCCTCTCCGGCGGCTAAATAATGGGCAAAAAGAAGGGTAAAGGTAAACCAAAGCCTTATAAATGGGTTAAACCTTCTTTTGAGGATATAAGATTTGGGTTTGAAGTAACGATGTATATGAATCATCGGTAGTTTATGGCCATAGAACTTAATTTTGCTCTACATCCAGCACAACAAGAGATATTTGTTGCGGATAATCGCTTTAAAGTAGTTGGTGCGGGACGAAGGTTCGGCAAATCTTACTTAGCAAGAGTAAAATTAATCACCAAAGCATTAGAATCGACTAATGAATTTGGGTACGACTTGTCGGATAAAGCGTGTTACTACATAGCTCCGACATTTAACCAGGCAAAAGACATAATGTGGCAGTCATTAAAGCAAATGGCTGCTCCTATTACTGAAAAAATACGGGAAAACGAGTGTATTTTAACACTTGTTAACGGTCGTCAAATTCATTTAAAAGGATCTGACCGCCCGGAAAGTCTACGTGGTGTAGGATTATCCTACGTTGTCATGGACGAATATGCTTTTATGAAGGAAGAGGTGTGGACTGCGATTATTCGACCTACACTTGCTGACGTTAGGGGCGGTGCTTTGTTCATCGGAACTCCAAACGGTAAAAATCATTTTTACGACTTGTTTATAAACGCTGCTGACGGTATTGATGCCGACGAATGGGGCGCTTGGACGTATAAATCTTTGGATAATCCTTTTTTAGATCCAGAGGAAGTTGTACGAGCTACAAAGGACATGCCTCTAGAGTTTGTTAAACAAGAATTTGAAGCTAACTTTTCGTCATTTGGTGGCACAGTGTTCACCAGCGAAATGATAGAGTCAGAAGATCGTGAAATTGGGGGAGGAGACATTTATATGACGGTTGACCCCGCTGGATACGAAGACGTAAAAGGCGTAGCCACGGGAAAAGCAACTCGATTAGATGAAACAGCAATATCTGTAGTAGAAGTAGACGAACGAGGCTGGTACGTTCACGACATAGTTACAGGTCGGTGGAACGTCAGAGAAACTGCAATAAGAATCCTGCGAACAGCACAGAAATACCAACCACGAGTAGTCGGAATTGAACGTGGCGCACTCAAAAATGCGCTTATGCCTTATCTTCAAGACAATATGCGACGACTAAATGTTTATCCATACGTTACCGAGCTAAGTCACGGTAATCAAAAAAAGTATGACCGAATAGTTTGGGCGTTGCAGGGAAGATTAGAACAGGGAAGGCTAACATTTTCACCTGGAGAATATTTACCAAAACTTACTGACCAAATGTTAGATTTTCCTAATCCATTAGCGCACGATGACATGATTGATAGTTTGGCTTATATAGATCAAATAGCTGTTACACCCTACGACATGAAAATAACTGATGGTGTAGAACAGTGGGAGCCTCTTGATTCAGTCACAGGTATGTAAAAGGATCTAGAATGGCGACATATGAAAACGATGATGTAGTAGATACTGGCCTCACTGGTTGGGTCGTCTACAAAGTAGATAACTGGGAAGAGGCTCGTAATCGTCAGCATCAGAGTCGCTGGAAAGAATACTATCGTCTATGGCGCGGCCAACATGGTGGCACTGAAGATAAAATTAGGCAACACGAACGGTCAAAAATTATTGCACCAGCACTACAGCAAGCTATCGAGGCCGCTGTATCTGAAATGGAAGAAACTATATTTCATCGCCGGAGGTGGTTTGACTTAGAAGACGACGTTAGAGAAAAAGTTTTTGAGCAGGTTTTACAAGAATCTGCACCTATGATAGATCAAGCTGCATTAGAAACTTTGGCAGCAGATGTAGATACGCGGTTAGATCAAGTAACCGCACAATTACTAGAAGACTTTGAGACCAGGAACGTTAATAAGTCAATTTCGGAGATACTTTTAAATGGCGCACTTTACGGCACAGGAATTGGTAAGATTGCTGTGGAGCAACTTCCACGCCGAGTTCCAATTACAGGTTCAGCAGGAATCACTTCAGACATTGAACTTGTTAATGACATTCACGTTTCCTTAATTCCCGTTGACCCTAATGAGTTTGTCATAGATATAGCGGCTAAGGACATAGAAACAGCACTAGGCGTTGCTCACGTTTACACAATACCGCAACATGAAGTTATCCAAAAACAAGAACGGGGTATTTGGAATAAGACAGACGTAGGTTTGTACGATAATGAAGACGACGCTCACCCGCACTTTGATATCAAAGAAGAAACCTATAGTCAGATTGAACACGTTGAGATTGTTGAATACCACGGCTTAGTACCTAAAGAACTATTTGATGCTGCTGAAAAAGAAAGCGTCAAAGACCCACTCGCAGAATTTGCAGAAGAAACAGGTAATGTTACCTACGACGATGCGGGAGAAATGGTCGAGTGTATTGTCTGGATTGCAAACAGGGGAACGCTACTTAAAGTTGTTCGTAACCCGTTTATTATGCAGGACAGGTCATTTGTAACCTTTCAATGGGACACAGTACCAAATCGTTTTTGGGGACGGGGCGTAGCTGAAAAAGGCTATAACCCACAAAAAGCATTAGATGCAGAGCTACGTGCTAGGATTGATGCGTTAGCTTTAGCAACATATCCGGTTGCGTTGGTGAACGGTATGATGGCTCCAAGAAATGGAGACTTTACGATCCGACCCGGACGCAATATCGTCGTATCAGGTCCGGTTAATGAAGCACTAGCTCCATTTAAATTTCCTGGGCCAGATGCACAAAGCTATCGTCAGTCGGCTGAGTTTGAACGGATGGTAACGATGGCTACAGGTTCTCTTGATACTGCTGCTCCACTCGGAGTAAACCCGCGAAATGAAACTGCGGGTGGTATGTCAATGATGATGGGAGCCATACTTAAACGTGCAAAAAGGACGCTCCGAAACATGGAGTATCAGTTCCTTTCGCCGCTAATTCACAAGATTGCTTGGCGTTATATGCAGTTTGATACCGAAAGATACCCTGTCGCAGACTACCGCTTTAGAGTTCACGGAGCTTTAGGGGCGCAAGCAAGAGAATTTGAAGTTGCTCAGTTGGGACAGCTTTTACAGACTGTTCCTCCGGGTTCTCCTGCGTATTGGATTATTTTGAAAGGGATTATTCAAAATTACAATATTGATGAAAAAGACCAGCTTGTACAAATTGCTGAGTCCTTCTTGCAGCAAGCCCTTAACCCGCAACCACCACAACCGGACTTTGATCAACAAGTCGATATGGCAGCGCAGCAGTTGAAGGAACAAGAGTTTAGACTGAAAGCGCAGCAAGCTGTCGTAGACAATATTCGTAAAGATTCTGAAATACTCGCAGAAGCAGATAGAGACCGTGGCGAAGCTATTTGGAATCAAAGCGAGGCTATCCTCAATGTTGCTAAGGCTAAGACAGAGCAAGATAAAGCAGAAGCAGATATTGTACTTAGTAAAGCTAAGGCCGCAGAAGCTCTTGCTGGTAAACCTCTAAGTCAAACGTCTTCGGGTACTCAACCAGCAGAGTATCTGGCTTTAGTCGAAGCATTAAAGACATCGTTTAAGGACGCTGCAAATACCGCAGCAAATCGTATTAACGCGAGCTTGAACGACAGTTTGATTACTTTGTCAAACAAACAAAACGTAATGTCGATAGACCCACTAAATACAAAGCTAGATCAAATCCTACAGCAACAGCAACAACAAGCGTTAGCCGCTTCACAAGCCTCAGACATGAGTATTGAACGTGGCGAAGATGGACGCGTACTACGTATAGGTGGTAGACCTGTACGCAGAGGCCCGGCGGGCGAATTGCAGGGAGTTGAATAATGGCGAGTACTTATACGTCAAACCTTAATCTCGAAAAACCTGGGGTTGGTGAACAGTCTGGAGAGTGGGGTACTACTGTTAACAACAATATGGATTTAATTGACACCGCTGTCAATGCCAAAATACCAACGTCTGACTTACTCGATGAAGATGATATGGCGTCTAACAGCGCCACTAAGCCTGCTTCTCAACAGAGTATTAAGGCGTATGTAGATGGAGCGTCTGTAAACCAAGAACAAGTAGAAGACATTGTTGGAGGGATGCTTGACGGTGATGAAACGTTTATTACCGTAACATATGACGACACTGATGGGAACATAGATTTTACTGTACCCGTAAAAGACGAAGATGACATGGCGTCTAATAGTGCAACGCATCTATCTACACAGCAATCTATCAAGGCTTATGTA